ATTACCTTGCCTTTGTGACTGCAACAACAGGAAATTTACCAGTTTTAACTAATTCAGGCTTGACTTATAACGGAACTACAAATGCTATAACTGGCGGTATAAGTGGTGGAACTTTTTAATTAATATGTTAGACTCAACGCACTAAAAGGACTTAAATATGGCACAAACAGGCTATACCCCCATACAACTTTATTACAGCTCAACGGCAACTAATACGCCTTTAGCCTCTAATCTTTTAGCAGGCGAGTTAGCTATTAATACTGCCGATGAAAAGCTATATTTTAAGAACTCATCAGGTACCGTTAAATTACTTGCCTCTAGTGCATCAGCAACAGGAACTGTTTCTTCAGTCGCGTTAACAGTCCCATCCTTTTTATCTGTATCAGGTAGCCCAATCACAACATCAGGCACCTTAGCTGTAACCTTATCAGGCACTGCATTGCCAACCGCAAACGGCGGAACAGGACAAACCACATACACAGACGGTCAATTACTCATCGGCAACACGCTTACTGGTAGCCTTTCTAAAGCTACAATTAGTGCTGGTGCTAACGTTACTATTACAAACGGTAACGGCACAATTACAATTGCAGCTGCATCGCCAGGCACTGGTACAGTAACTTCAGTAGGCTTAAGTGCTCCAGCACTATTTACAGTAACTAATAGCCCAGTTACAAGCTCAGGCACATTAACACTATCTTATTCAGGTACAGCCTTACCTACCGCAAACGGTGGTACTGGATTAACAGGATTCACAGCAGCCAACAATGCTATTTATTCAACATCATCTTCTGCATTAACTGCTGGAACTTTACCTACGGCAGCAGGTGGAACTGGTCTAACAACATTTACTGCAGCCAATAATGCAATCTATTCAACCTCAAGTTCTGCATTAGCAGCTGGCACATTGCCAGTCGCAGCAGGCGGAACTGGTGCAACTTCATTGACATCAGGATACTTACTTGTAGGCGCTGGTACATCAGCAGTCACTGGATTAGCTCCAGGTACAAGTGGTAACTTAGTTGTTTCTAACGGATCAACTTGGTCTAGTACAACATCAGGTGTGACATTAACAACACCATCTATTACATTCTCTACAACAGCCTCTGTTTCAGCCGCAGGTACAACCCAAGGTACTGCAACAGCACTCACTACTGATTACAACGTAGTTACTACTGTAGGCGCAAGCTCAGGTGTTGTATTACCAACAGCGACTGTAGGCAGAAGAATTATTGTAGTAAATAAAGGCGCTAATGCATTAGCTATTTATCCTGCATCAGGTGCTGCAATTGATGCCTTGGCTGCAAACGCCGCAATATCATTAGCTGTTGGTGGTGTATTGGAGTTTAATGCATCATCTACAACACAATGGTATTCAACAACAAATACCGCAATTAACGCAGCTCAGCTTACAGGTACTGTTGCTACAACAAACGGTGGCACAGGTCTAACAGGTTTTGGTGCTGCAAATAACGCGATTTACTCAACATCAGGATCAGCATTAGCTGCAGGAACACTTCCTGTGGCTGCTGGCGGTACGGGTGCTACATCTTTAACATCAGGCTATGTATTAGTAGGTGCTGGAACTTCGGCAGTTACTGGTGTTGCTCCTGGTACATCAGGCAATGTATTAACATCAAACGGCACAACTTGGGTATCACAAGCATCAGCTGGCGGAGGTGTTACATCTATTACTTTTGGTACGACTGGCTTAACTCCAAATACTGCAACAACAGGTGCTGTAACAGTAGCAGGTACTCTAGCAGTAGGCAACGGAGGCACTGGTTCAACTACACTCACAGCTAACTCTGTGATGTTAGGTAACGGCACATCTGCCCTATCATCTAATATGGTAGCACCAGGATCTTCAGGAAATCATTTAATTTCAAACGGAACTACATGGACATCTGCTGCACAAGGATCATATACAGCAACTGCATCAGGCTCAATCTCAGCGAACCAATTAGTTTTAGTAAACTCTTCAGGTCAAGCTGTTGGTGTAACAGGCACAAACCCAGCACAAACTAACGTTACATTTACAGCGACAGCGACTGGTACTTTTAACAATACTAGTAGTACCCAATATTCACAACAAATTCAAATAGCTGTAAATAGCACTGGCACAACTGCTTTAGCAATTTACTATGATAATGCTTATAGTACTTCTGTATATGTGAGAGCTGCAACTATATCAGGCACCACAGTAACATGGGGTACAGCTGTATCTGTAGGTAATAGCGGCAATAATACTAGCAATTATTGCTCTGCCGTTTCTTATGATATTACAGCAGGAAGATGGGTTATTTGTTACTTTTTATTTTCAGGATCTTGGCAATATATAGCTAGATTAGTCTCTGTTTCAGGCAATACATCTACATTAGGTAACCAAGCTTCATTAGCTTCAAACGTTCTTGGTAATTCTATTAATATAGCTTACGACTCTGTAAACAACAGACATCTTGTAGTACATAACGGAGTATCTTCTACTTACTCTTGGACAGCACAAGTAGTCACTGTTGCAACAACAACAATATCTGCTGGAACAGCTACTGTTATTAATTCAGGTGCGTATCAATTACCCAGCGGATGGACTCCAGTAATAGCGTATGCAGCTTCGCAAGGTAGATTTTTTATTGCATATAGATCACAAACCAATGCAACTACACTAACTAGTACAGGCTATGTACAGGTGGTAACTACAAGCACTACAACACCTACATTTGGCACGGCTCTTATTACAACATTTGAAGGTAGTACATTTTATAGCCAATATAATCAGGCCGCTGTTTGGGATTCTACAAGATCAAGATTCATATTGTTTAGTGGAAGTACATACCAAGAGTTTTCAATAGCAACTACTACATTAACTCTTGTTACCTCAAAAAACATTACCTTCCCATCAAATAATACATCGACTAGAAGCCCAGCATCTACTACAGCTAGTGGATTAAATGCTACGAGTGGGCCACAAACTTTAGGCGGAGCTGTAAATGCTGGAGTATATTATGGCACTACACATGCCTATTATAATGCGACCTCTAATACTATTGGTGTTCTAGTAGTGGGAACTGCATTTTCATTTACAAATAGCTACATATTCTTCTTAAAATACAACGCTAACGCTGGAAAATATATATGTATTAACGGAAACTTTAGTATAGATAAAGCTACTACAAATAACCCTCAAGGAAATACTCCTTCATTTATGGCTATGGGTTATGTACCTACCACTAATACTGTCTTAGTTCTTAATACATGGTTCAACAACGGTATTAACTATGGATGTGGATGTTCTACCATAACAAATACTCAATATGGTATTGATCAATTTACAATTACAGCACCAACAACAAATATAGATACAGGAACAATTGTTGGAGTTTCTACAGCTGCATATACTAACGGTCAAACAGCAACAATTGCTGCTATAGGCGGTGGCGGTATGTTAACAACATCAGGATTAACTCCAGGTGGAACTTATTGGTATGACTTTACTGGAACATTAAGTGCAACACAATTAACCTCCCTTCAGTTTGGTGGAGTTGCTCTATCAGCTACTCAAATTATGGTTCCATCTGCTGTCACTAATATTAATCCAAATTATATTTATGCTTAATCAATAGGAGATCATTTTGAAAGTTATTACAAAAGATAAAATAGTGTATTACACATATCCTGATGAAAAATTTATAGCGATTAGATCGGGAGTTGATGAAGATATGACTGTAATTGGTGACCCTCCTGAGTTATATATCGCTGACATTAACACAGAAAATGGCAAACTTTTTGAAAATGTAAATGACATACCTTCAGATTTTGTTATCACGAAGTATTTATATGACGGATCAACTTGGACTTTAAATCCTTATTATAGGCCATTTCAATCAACTCCAAGTCAACCTCAACCGACAACAAGCGGCACACAGTCTATATGATAGATAAAAATTTTCAGCATACCTTTACATACGATGGTGCGCAATTAAATGTATATCATGTTAATAAAGGCGAAGGGTTATCTCGTCATCAACATGTTTATAGTCACGCTACAATATGTCATAATGGAAGCTGTGTAGTTCGTATGGAAGGTAAAGAAAGAGTTATTACTAAACATGATGGCGCTTTTAATTTACCAGCCAACAAATGGCACGAAATTGAAGCATTAGAAGATGATACAGTGTTTGTAAACGTTTTTGCCGAAGGCAAATATTAAAACTAGGAGAATTAAAATGGAAGATTCAATTATCAAATTAGAACTAACTATTAACGAAGTAAATGGTGTTTTAGGAAATTTAGGTAAATTACCTTATGAGCAAGTATTCCCATTAATTGAAAAAATTCGTGCTCAAGGATTACCTCAAGTAGAGCAATTAGCAAAACTAGATGCAGCTCTAAAAGAGCAACAAGCAAAAGATGCTCAAGAAAAATCTGCAGCAGATAATGCAACTCCAGTGGAGGCGGCATAATAGTGTCTGAAGAAGGCAAAATTATTCCGATTCCTAATTTAAACAACGGAAGAACAAGGAAGTAGAACATGACGGCACCAAACATAGACGACGTAGATCATCGCCTAAGTACGCACGAAGAAGTTTGTGCATTAAGGTATGAACAAATTAATGCGAGACTAAAGAGATTAGAACAAATTTTAATCGGTGCAGCTGGTGCCATCATAACAAGTGCTGGTGCAATTATTGCATTATTAATTAACAGTCTTACTAGATAATGGATTTTTCTAAAATAACATCGATGCTGTTTCCTGTAATCATTTCAGCGATTGCATGGCTTTTATCATCTATGACTTCTATGCAAAACGATTTGATTGATATTAAGTCTAAAATGCCAGCTCTTATAACATCTCAAGGCGTTCCAACAGATAGTCCATTATCAGCTGCAGAAAGAGTTAAGTTGAAAGAAGAATTAAATAAAGAAATATCTGAACTTAATGTTCGCATTCGCATTTTAGAAGAACATGAAAAGAGAAAATAATGTTTAGCTTATTAGGATCATTATTAGGTTTTACTACATCTGCATTGCCATCTGTATTAAGTTTTTTTCAGCAAAAGTCTGATCAAAAACATGAGCGTGAAATGGCTCAATTACAAATTGACAGAGAATTAGCATTGGCAGAAAAAGGATTTGCATCACAAGAGCGCCAAGAAGCTATTAAATTAGAAGAAATACAAGCTCAATCTCAAGCCCAAGAGATGACAGCTTTATATGAAAACGACTCTAAATTATCAGAGGATGACAAAGCAGCTCCATGGATTCATACAGCTAGAGCTTCTGTAAGACCTGTTATCTCATTAGGTTTATTTGCTTTATTTGTGGTTGTAGAGATTATGGGTTTTGCTTATGGTTGCTATAAAGGCATGGATGCAAACGCTTTAATTGACATTATTTGGGATGACCAAACACAACAAATTTGGAGCGCAATTATTATGTTCCATTTTGGTTCACGCGCATTCGCTAAAAAATAATGAAAATATCTGATGAAGGTATTTCACTTATCAAGCGTTTTGAGGGTGTTAGGAATAGGCCTTATCGTGATTGTATCGGGCTGTGGACTGTTGGTGTCGGACACCTCATTGAAGGCGGAAAACAACTCCCTGATGGTTATAACAAAACTTTCACGGACGCAGAAATAGATGCTTTACTTAGATCAGATTTACAGCGTTTTGAAATTGGAATACGTAGAATGTTACCTAAGGTGTCTCTTAAACAATGTGAATACGACAGTTTGTGTTCTTTTGTTTTTAACCTTGGTTTGGGAACATTACAAAGATCAACACTCCGTCAAGCGTTGTTGCGCGGGGATAAAAAACTGGCTGCTGAAAATATTTTAAAGTATTGTAGAGCTGGCGGTAAAGTAATAAAAGGTCTTCAATTAAGAAGGCAAGCAGAATATAAATTATTTTTAAGAGGTTAGTATGACATCAGCAGCAGTTATGACGTATGACAGTCTTGTCGAAAATATACAGTCATACCTAGAACGTACAGACACAGCTACATTAGATAAGATCCCTCTTTTCATTATGTTAGCTGAGCAAGTTATCGCTTCAGAGATTAAGTTTTTAGGCAACTTAAATGTTGTCGAAAGTACTATGGTTGCTGGTAATCCAGTCATTATCAAACCTACACGCTGGCACAAAACTGTATCTATGAACATTACAGTTGATGGCAAAAAATATCCAGTATTTCTTCGTAAATATGAATATTTAAGAGAGTACTGGCCCGATCAAACACAAACAAATGTTCCTAAGTTCTATTGCGACTATAACTATGAAAATTGGTTAGTTGCACCTACACCAGCTACAAACTATAGTTTTGAAGTATTGTACTATGAACGCGTACAGCCATTAGATTCTACAAACCAAACTAACTGGTTCACAGTTTATGCTCCACAAGCATTACTTTATGGTTCATTACTACAAGCGATGCCTTTCCTTAAAAACGACGAACGTACTCCAATGTGGCAACAACAATATACGGCCATTATGAATACGCTTAAAACTGAAAACACTCAACGTATCGGTGATCGTCAAGCTACTGTATTGGATACTTAATGGCAACTTATGTCAGTCCTTTTACTGGTGATGTAATTCAACCTACAGATGTAAGCTATGCAGCTTATACGCTTAGCGCTAACCTTCAACTAGATTGGCCTTCTAACACAACACCTACAGAACATCCAGCAGCGCGTATTATGGATATTACTCCAACTGCAGCTGGCTACAGTCTTATTATGCCTCCTGCAAATCAAGTATCAGTAGGCCAAGACGCGCTTATTAGAAACTTAGGTTCTTATGCGTTTACAGTAAAAGACTACACTAGCGGCACAATTATTTCTGTTGCGGCTGGTAAGGCTGAATATATTTATGTGACTAACAATAATACTCAAGCTGGTGTGTGGGGAGTTATTGATTTTGGCGCAGGAACATCAGGTGGTAATGCATCTAGCTTAGCTGGCTATGGATTACTTGCAATCTCAGCAACACTTAATCAAAGTCATCCAGTACAAACATTTACAAACGGTTATACATTCCTAGCAAGCGATCGTGCACAAAATAAACTTTGGACTGGTGGTGCTGGCACAGTCAATCTTCCGTTAGCTTCAACTTTAGGGAATAACTGGTTCTCTATTTTAAAAAATAATGGGACTGGAAGTTTAACTCTACAAACCCAAACTGGTGAAACCATTGACCAGCAGCCACAAAAAACAATTCAACCTGATGAAGCTGCATTCATCATGTGTGATGGCGCACAATACTTTACAGTTGGATATGGACAAAGCCCTAACTTCTTATTCTCAGCTCTTGTTAAGCCAGTAACCTCAGGAACATATACACTTACAACGCAAGAAGCT